GAGACAAAGATAATGCAATTTCGACATATGTGAAATAATTATGAATAACTACTTAACTAATTATCTGTATTGGTGGTATTTTTACTTTCACAAATTAAACTTCTAACAAATTAATATTTATACAATATGAAAGAAAAGATTTTCAATGCTTTAAAACAAGAGTATAAAGCCCTTGGGTTAAGTGATGAAATTTTGCAGGGACACGCCAATGCACTTGCAGCAATAGGACTTGTAACTGACGAAAACCTTAGTGTTGTCGTTGCCGCTCAAAAAGATTTTTTGACAGGTCTTCAAAGCGGAATTGACAAACGAGTAACAACAGCACGTGAAAAGGCATTAGCTGACGCTAAAAAGACCGAAGACGAAGCGAAAGCAGAAGCCGAGAGAAAGAAAGCTGAGGAAGATGCCAAGAAAGCCGCTGAAAACAAGGACAAACCGGAATGGCAAAAGGAGATGGACAAACGCTTCGAAGAGTTCTCGAAGAAAGAGGTCGAGCGCGAGAAGGAATTCAAGGCTTTGCAAGAAAAATACGAAGCTCTTGAGAAGGAAAAAGCCGAGTCTGCCAGAGCCAATACGATTTTGTCTAAAGCCAAAGAGTTAGGTATCCCCGAATGGCGTATCAAAGAGGGGTTTGCTATTTCTGCAGAAGCGGATGAAGCAGCAATCAACTCACACCTTACTACAGTCGCAACAAACCTAAAGACGGCAAATTTACCAAGCAATAGACTGGGACACGTCCTTGATGACGGAAAACCGTCTAAGGAACAGATTTCAGACATTGCAAATTCTTTAATCCATTAAAAATTGAAAGATGACAAAAGTGAATCTAAACAATGAACCGAACGAGATTATCACAGGAAATGATAACATCGTTATTGCTAAATACCTTGACGGTATTGACGGTGGGCGTTCTTTGGATGTGACCGGTTATCCATTGAAGGTAATTAAGGCTGGTGTTCCTGCCATTACTGATGGTGCCGGGACATACAAACCTATGCCCCTTAATGCAGAAGGAACTGCATTTGCGGCACTTCCTGAAGGATATTCCTATGCAGGTATTATTAAAGGTACTATCCGTACTGCAAAACCTTTTGCTGCAATCATGACACGAGGTAGAGTTAATCCGGCAGCAGCTCCGTACCCTTACAATGCTATTTTGGATGCGTTGAAAGCAGCGTTGCCTTTGGTTGAATTTAGAAAAGACGAGGAAGCATAATGGAAAAATCATTTTATTTCGAGTACGCTCAAAAGTTCTTTCCTCAGTTGGTGTTATCCATTGTTGAGAAGATAAATGAAAGAAACAAGACTAAGCAGACTTATATGTATAAAAATCTGCTTAATCCAGATTTCTCTGCTGATGGGAAGTGGGCCAGCATATTAGCTGATTACAGCCGTGTGGCTGCCGATGTTGTATCTTTAGATTCAGAACTTCCGCTGAAAAAGCGTGATTCTCTTTCCACTGCCACAGGTGATATTCCCAAGTTGGGAATGAAACTTTACCTGACTGAAAAGCAGATGAAGGATATTGATAATATGATTGCACAGGGACTTTCAGTGAATCTTATTATCAATAAAATCTTTGCTGATACCCCACGATGTCTTGAAGGTGTTTGGGAGCGTATTGAAGATATGTTCTTGTCCGGCCTTTCTACTGGTGTTGCTCTATCAACGAGAAATAACGGAACCGGGATTAGGTTATCTTATGGGTATAAGGATGAAAATCAGTTTGGTGTTGCTGCTTTGTGGAGTAGTGCAGATGCTAAAGTTGTGGATGATATCAAACGTGTAATGGATAAGGCAGACGAAGACAGCAATACCATTACTGACGTTTGGGCTGATGATACTTGGCTGAATGCTTTCTATACCAATCAGCAGGCTAGAGAACAATGGGCCTTTATCAATAAGTTTGTCGGCACCTCTGTTCCGGCCTTGGACTTGGATTCTGCCACTGAAACTTTAAAGAAGAAGTTTAGTATTACCCTCCATCGTATTAACCGCAAGATCAAGACTGAGATTAATGGCGTACGCCAGTCTCACAAACCCTGGAAGGATGGTACGGCCGTATTTACTTGTGATGAAAAGTTAGGCTCTTTGGTATGGACCACACTTGCAGAAAAGACAAGACCGGTTGCCGGGGTAGTCTATCAGGAAGCTGATGACTTCATTTTATTGTCTAAGTATGCGAAGAACGATCCTCTTCAGGAATTTACTTCTTCTCAGGCTATGGTAGTTCCTGTAATCGACAATGTTGATAGAATTTATTGTATGGACTCTAAAACTGTACAGGCATGAAAGTAATAGTGACTAGTGTTTTCCGCGATAAATTCACTCATCGGTTATATAACTGTGGAGATTCCTTTGACATCAAGGATGAAGCCCGTGTACAGGACTTGGAAAGTCGCAAACTCGCTAAACGGGTCGAAGTTCCCGAAGAAAAGAAAGAGGTTAAAATCTCCCTCTTTGAAAAGGAATTTGAGAAAAAGGGTTTGGTTGATGCGTTGAAGGGTATCGGTGTTCAAGTGACTGGAAACATGGGGGAGAAAACTCTTCTTGATAAGGTTGCCGAACTTGACGAAGAAGCAAATTCCAAACTAAAAATTGCTCTTGGTATTGAGTAAAAGGTCAGGGTGTGGGAGACTACACCCTGACAAATGTATAATTTATAAATCAAGAAAAGATGAAAAAGTTTATTTGTTTTCTGTTTTGCTCGTTTATGATGCTGTTTACATCTCTAGGTGTGCAAGCGTCCAGTTTCAGTGAATCAATCCCGTCTAAGTCTGTAGATGCGCCTATTAGCTTTGTTGATACGCCTACTGTTCAAGCTGGTGTCATTTCTATTGCTCCGATGAACGTTCTTGCGATAAATATCGCTCCACCTCTATGCAGTATTGAAATTATAACCATTGAGAACAAACCAACCGTAGTGCCTAAATGTCCGTTCCGATATCTATACAGGTCAAAGTATTGCACGCATTATAGTAATACTTCCTATAGCCGACTGATTACACCATATTAACATGAAAGCAAGAGACTACATAAAACAAAAGTTCCAAACCTTCGGCATTAACTTGTCGGAGGCTGACCTTTTGGATATGTGTCTGAACTCGAAGATAAGCGGAGAGGATGAAATGAATGAGGATAACCGCATGCGGGTGTCGGTGGCTATCGCAAAGTTCATCCCCTCTCTCCTACTCCGTGCCACTTCAATCAGCGAAAGTGGTTTCTCTATGTCTTGGAATATCCAGGGAATTAAGGATTACTATACAGTATTATGCCGTGAGTATGATTTACCCAATGCGTTAGGGAATAGGATTAAAGTACTTGATATAGCAGATTATTTATGATACAGTTCAGACCTCATATATTGCAATACCAAGTAAACACTGGAGGTTACGAAGATAATAACGGTGATTATCATCCCGGTACATCTTCATTTGAAGGTAGCATTCCCTGCCGATATGAACCGAACGGGAAAGCCAATACAATAGCCTTCGAAGATGGGAAGACTTATGTGTATCAGTATGTAGTCTATTTGAATCAGGACTGTAGAGAGTTCAAATGTGGCGATATTATCCGACTTCTGAATAATGGGGCTATTGTAGCTGAAAAGCAGGTTCAAGGATTCCACAGAGGGCAACTAAATGCAAAGTTATGGCTATAAGAATTACTACATCAATGAGTGAAATTGACGCTTTGATTAAAGCAGAAACTGAACGGGTAGATAAAATAGCTATTCAGGCTCTCTCAAATTTGGGTGATATGTGTGTCGCTGAAGCTAGAGATAGAGCACAAGAAGAAAGCTGGTTCAATCAAACTGGTAATCTAAGAAGTTCTGTAGGTTATGTGGTTGTCGCTCATGGTCGTATTGTTAAAAGCTCTGATTTTGGAACTGTACTTCATGGCTCGGAAGGTTCAAGGGCGGGAAAGGCTTTGGCTGAAGAACGTGCGAAGAAGTATTCAAACGGTTATGCTCTTATCGTTGTTGCTGGAATGAACTATGCCGAACTTGTAGAAGCCAGAGACAATAAATCTGTTCTTGCATCTGCTGAACTATTAGCACATGCAGAATTTTACAATGTGATGGAGAAACTTAGAAATCAAGTTGCGAAATGAAATCGGATATAGAAATAAAGGACGCGATTTATGCGGTTATAAAAGGCTCTTCTTTAGAAAAAGCTGTTACCGGGAAGTTGAAGAAAACAAAACGCCCTACCAGCTCTGATAAAGAGGATATTGTCATTTCCATTCTCGACAACGGTAGTGGTCAGATGCAAAAGGCTTTTGTTAACGTGAATATATATGTTCCTGATTATATCCGGGACGGTCAAGCAGAAGAGAATACCATCCGATTGCGCGAGCTTTGCAAGATGTCTTATGAACTTCTGTTTAATTGCCGAGGTGCTGGCTTTCGGGTTGATTCCAAAGGCTCCAAACAGCGTGTATTAGAAGTGAGCGGTAAAGACGAGCACTTCATCAATAATAAATTATTAATTCAAATATCTAACGAATAAAAGATTATGGCACAATTATCATGGGGTAAACCCTCAATTGAATTCGGTAAGTGCGGTGCTGATGGCGCTGCACCTACGACATGGACTAAGTTACCGTATGATCCGGTAGAAAACTCTACAAAGTTGACACCTACCAAAGGTGAGAAGAAAGAAGCTAAAGTCGAAGGCGGTGAGAATGAAGCTGTTAAGTATGCAAAGAACACTTATACGTTTGAGTTCGAAATTCGTGCTGCTAAAGGACGTACTAAGCCTATTGAAGACGAAGATGGGGTAGTCGCAGATGAGTATGCTTTCCGTTTGACACCGGAGAATCCTGAATGTGAAGGGTTCTTGATTGAACGCTCTACTGTGTCAGTAGAAGATACATTTGACACGGCTGAAGGTAAGAAGTGGAAGTATACGGCTGATGTCTTGAAACCAGCTACGGGTAATCAAGTAAAACCATATACAGCACCTACTGCTCCAGAGGGTTGAGAATATTGTTTTTAAAAGAGTGCTTTCAACAGCACTCTTTAATTATTCAGCATTATGAAAGATAAAGAATTGCTTGAAATGAACATTGCTGATACCATCATTGAGAGACCTATTGGTTTCAATATTGGTAGTCAGCAATTTTACCTATATCCTCCTACGTTGGGGATGACTTATCACCTTGCAGGATTGTTCAAGAGTTTGGGAGCTGATGCTAGATTGGTATCTACTAATCCATATTTGGAAGCCATTCGATTATGTACTGAAAAGAAAGAGGTCGTTTGCCGAATACTGTCTAACTTTACGTTCAACCGGAAGGAGGATGTCTTTGATAGTGTTAAGATAGAGGCGCGGACAAAAGAGTTTTCAGAATTGGAAGTGGAGGAGCTTGCTACCATGTTTACAATCGTTCTATCCGGAGATAATACAGAAGAGTTTATCAAGTTCTTCGGGATAGATAAAGAACGCTTAGAGCGTAACAGAATAGCTGCAGTTAAGAAAGATAATAATAGTATTACTTTCGGGGGCAATAGTACCTATGGAACATTGATAGACTTTGCCTGTCAGCGTTACGGATGGACGATGGATTATGTCGTATGGGGAATCAGCTATGCCAATTTAAAGATGCTCATGGCTGATGCTATCACTACTATTTATTTGAGTGAGGATGAACGAAAACTACTTGGAAAAGGTGCAGGAGAAGTGATAAATGCAGATGATCCGAGAAATAGGGAACTAGTCAGGGAGATGATTAGAGAGTAAATAAGAAGCCGGAGAAATCCGGCTTCTTATTTTTTGTCTACGAGTTGTATTTTATATTGAGTTTTTCTTTTGTCAGTGCTTCTATTTCATTGATGGCATTGTGGGCATCTTTTTCTATCTCATTTCGCTTCGGAACGAATTGATTTATTATGTTATTGTAATCATTGTATATATGTATGCTATCAACATTCTCATTTCTAAATTTCAAAATATTATCAGCACATAATGCGCATGAATCTAGCATAGTTATAGTTAGCTTATATAGAGGGAGGATTTTATTAAATGTTTGGTGCATCTTTGCAACCCATTCTTCGTCATCTTTTTCAGAGTAAATGGATATTTTTCCTAATAGGTGTGATGATTCCCCAAATCTAAATTGTAAATCGCTAAGCTTATTCCTTATTTTTTCAGAACTAGGGGAGATCGTGTTTGTGACAGAAATATCTTTAATATTGTATTCAACCAACAATCGAACGCTAAGATTAAAATCAATTACTGCTTCCTTGAATTGGATAAATTTGTCTTGCTTTTTGTATGAAATATCTCTAATCTCTGATTTGATGTTTTCAATAAGTTCAGTAACTTTTTTGAGATCTTCTTGTGTAGCCAATTGCTTTCCTTTTTCTTGCTCATATGCAATTCCACGCGAATCTTCTTTATCTGCAACATGTTCTCCTTTCTTTTTTACATATGATTGTCCAAATAATAAGATTAAGCCTAAAACTAACTCTCCTATTATCAGGATTATACCTATTATCAAAATTCCAATATTCATCATTCATTCCTCCATCTTAATTTTAGTACTCTATTTAATTAATTCAGCTTCTAATAGATAGCTATTAGGCTTTAGCTTCATTTGATAATACTTTATATTTCGACCTTTCAAAGAGTTTTTTACCAGTTCTTTGTCGGATTCAGCCATTCGAAGACCAAAATATATCCCAGTGACAGATTCGGGTGATATTTCAAATAAGCCAGAGGAATATAAAGTTATTCTAATTTCTTCTTCACGTTCCCATGCCATTGATTTAGTAGCAATTATGCATTTTACAAATTGTGCATCATTTTCTAAATAATTAATTATACTATTTATTGAAAATTCTGGGGTATCATTATTATATTGAACTTCAAAAGTACTTTGCAAGAGTCCATCTGGAAAAGATTTTTGTAGCTGTTCAAAATCATATTCAATACAAAAACCTTTGTGTCCATTAGCGTAATATGCCCATAGTAATTCATTAAAGACTGTTTTGCTTAAAGAGAATATTCCCAATTTAGTTCTAGCTTGTGCTATTATCTTTGCATAATTATCTTTTGCTATATTTATAGGAAGTCCACTTTTCTCTATGAGGTTAAAAACTTCATATATCTTACTATCATTGACCATAGTTTCAGCTGGATCGTTAAGATTCTGTACGGTTGGCGCATATATTTGATTATTGACAAGAGTCAACAAATCTCTATATATATCAGCTCTATATTTATATAATTTCATAGTATTAGTGTTTTATTGAACGCTCGCACTGGTCGGCAAACTGGGTGCGGGCGTTTGGTGAGTTTGTTACTTTTTCAGTGTGCGATATATTCGTATATTAATGTCCAAAATGAAAGGTAATATATATCTGTATTTTTTCTTAGGTTGTTCTTCTGGAACAAAAGCTATTCTTTTGTACTCTTTGCTGAAATCTGTTGTTTGCTCAATATAGTTCTCTTCGCATTTTTTGTTATAAAGTTCTCTATCTTCTGAAGTAGCTAATAATTCAATGCGGATATTTTTTAATAGAGAGTAGTTTTCGACAAGACGTTTGAATTTCGTTATTCCATTACCCGATAAGCAATTATAGAATATCCATATTAACTCATACCTTGATAATTGCGCTCTTACTATACTAGTATATTTGTAACGTATTTCAGTGTTGTTAGGCAATAAATCTGTTTCATCGACAAATTTAATTATTCGGTATAAGTGTCTAAAATAGTGGTCAAAATATGGAACGATATATGAATTCTCGTAAATCTCTTTTCCTTTTGCATAGATTAATCCTTTCATACCTTTATAGGAATGCCAGGTATCGTCAAAATACAAGCGCTGTTTAGCTTCTTCAAAAGCATACCTAAAGAGCTCTCGTCCAATTATTGATCGTTGTTCTTTTGATTCTTGTGTAGTTGGTCCTGAAATGTCACCGTCTATTCTCGTTATTGCATCTTTTTCGTAAGAGAAATATAAGTCTTTAACTATTTCTTGTTGTAAGCTTAACATCTGAAAAAAGGTGTTTTCAAAACGAGTAATTTTAGAATCTTGCCTTTGGATTATTAAGGCCCAAAGAACACCAAAGAAAGCTAGCGCTGAGAATAGTGCATTTATCGCCCCTGCACTATCTCCAAATTGTCCAGTTCTTGTGAGGGTGTCGTTGTTGCAATCTGTTGGAACTTCTCCATATATCCATGTTGCAACATCTTTTGAGAAGTACATTGCTAAACAATATAAAACTAATATGCCTAACAATATTAAAGGTATTCTAAATCGTTTCATAGTATTTTTACTTTTATTGTATTATTCCTTCATCTTAAACTTCTTCCCACAGTTGGGGCAGGTGACAGTGTTTTGCATTATATTAAAAATCTTCTTTTATTCGTTCCATTGAAATAATACGGGTAGTAAGTAATTCAACATCATTCCGAGAGTATTCACCTTTGATCATTTCGATTTCTCTTTTAATTTCTAATATTTCCTTTTCTTTTGATACTATTATATAGTTTATGTATTTAGGTTCAAAACTCAATCCTAAATCATCTGTGATATAGCTATTAAATCCACCTTTAATAAATGAATCATTACCAAAACGAAACATAGAATTGGGTTCGGAAAATTTAGCTCTTGATGGAATGTACCTCCACTCTCTTTCATCATAAAAACGTTTAGTCTTTACCTGTTTTTGCTTGTGGTTATATTGTTCTCCTTCATAAGGTTTGATATAAGCACATTGATAAAAAAGATTGGTAATATATGGCTGTATGTTACTATTTATACAGTTTTCTTTATCTCTTAAATCAAGCAAAAATTTGAGGTTTTCTTTTAAAGTATTAATCAGTTCAATATTATCATTAATATATAGTATTGGATTAACATTATTCTGAATAGCCCATTTTTTTGTTATCCCTATGGCGTATTCCCCATACCATGATGTGTGTTCTTTTATTTGGGATAAAGGAATATCACAAAAACATACCATAGGAATATTCCAATTGGGGTATTCATCTGTAAAGTAAGCCCTTTCATTACAATAATTTGGTCGGAAATTACTTTTTAATATGCTCGTAAGATTCTCTTTACTTTTTGTGAAATGAAACAAAGTATTTGCGCTGAGTACACTCATAATCGTGCTTTTATGTGTTAATACTTCTACAAATCAACATACAAAACCACACAAAAGCAAATTTATCCCTACTTTTCTTTGATTTCATCCACATTTTTTCTAATTCGACTATCGTGGTGGCTTTGTTATGTTAGCTTTATTAATTGTATTACAAAAACAAATGTGACTATCAATGTCGAAATAATGGTAAACAAAGAACGCCATGTTGTTTTGCTAATCCTTTTCCCATGATTTTGTATCTCTTTCTGTGATTTGCTCATTATTGCACTTTCAAAACGGCTTTTCTCCATCATTTCGTAATCAACAAAGACCAAATTTAGCATATTAAAAATGGGTAGTAAAATCCACCATGGATTTGTCTGAGAATTTGGCATAGCTATAATTACGAAATATCCAGCAATTAGCATATTGTTGAAGGAGAAAAGTTTATCATGTATTCTATCATAATACCGGAGAATATCCCGTAATCCTTGCTTTTCTTGTTCTTTGAAGTTATTAATCATTTCATCAGCCTCTTTCAAGCTTTCCTCTATTTCTTCATTTGTCATAGTATCATCTTTATTGGACATATATTGATTGGCAGGCCTTTGCAGGCGTTGGGTGGACTGTTAAAATATTATTCCCATCCTTTAATTTGTCTATATCTTTTTATGTAAGTTGAGAGCGTAAGAGTTTTGTTATCTAAGCCATAATCACCTAAAATCTCTAAATCGACCCTTTCAGACCTATCTGTTTTATTTTTTGCTTTGGGGTCAAAATAGTAACTCTTGTTTTTTCTATTTCCGTGTTTTTGCAAATTTACTGTTTTAATGAAATATTCGTGAATTTTGAGTACTTGTAATGCAACTCTTCCACCGACTTCTGAATTAATCTCCTCTTTAACTTTTACTGCTAACTTTGATAATGTCAATATAATATCTGGAGCAGAAATTGGATTATTGCTATTGAAATTCTCACTTATGCATGTATCGCCCTTCTGGTATTGACATCGAAATCTATTTTTATATTTTATTTTTTTATTATTTTTCATGTTCTTCTAATTTTAAAGTTTCTCAGCCAGTTTCTTAATATCCTCTTTACTATTCACTACATGAGTATTGTCTCCTATACGGATAGCTCCCACTACTGCGTTAAATTGCATTATGTTAAATGAAATATTCACTAAATATTAGAATCTAACCTTTGCGCTTCAATATATATTTTGCCGCTTTCATCTCCTTCTTATCATCCCGATAATATGTAACATATCCCTCCATTTCACTACCACAATTTAAGAAGCAAAGAGAGTAGTTTCCCATCTCCATGTTTTTATTATCTTTTGATTTATACCAGACTACAAAAGTTAAATTGCAAAATTTGCCTTTAAAGTAATACTTTCTATTTTTAAAAATGCCATTTATCGTTTCTACTGTTCCAATAACATTCTTACCTAGTCGATGAATTATTATCTTCTCCTCGTAATTAGGGTCCTCGTAATCATCTCCAATAGGTCGTCCATATCATACTCCATTTATATTAACATCATCGGTAGAAAACAAATTGATAATATAACTTAGGGTAATCATAATAAAATTACGACATAAAAATATAATAAATGCAGATACTATTGTTGTGATTACATCAAACCCTAGTGAGGACAGAAAATTTTCCATAATCGTGTGTTTTAAATATTAAACAATACACAAATGTAGAAACAATATTTAACTAATCAACTATTTTCCTACTTTTCTTTGATTTCAGCCACAATTTTCTCCAATTCGACCATCGTGGTGACTTTGTAGAACTATGGTAGGTAAAGTAAAAGCCGGAGAAATCCGGCTTTAATTACTTTTATTATGTTATGAGAATTTGAACTAATTAGTGCAGTCTTCAATTGCTTTAACTTCTCCAATAAAAATACCTTCTATCACTGCTTCTTTATCATCTTTAGACCATCCAGTTAATTATAGAAAAGATTAGGGCACTTGATAATTTTAAAGATAATAAGGCTGAATTAATTTCCATAGGAAAGGATATGTCATGCTTACTTGAAGGAAACTTCAAAGATATGGATATTTTACATAAGCTTTTTAACAGTAGGAATTAAACAACATGCGCACGTCGTTAGATTGACGTGCGCATGTTCTATTTGAGTGTATTTTGAGAAAATGTTGCTTGAATCAAAGAAAAAAATAGTAAAAACTTGATTTTCTTCATAATTGTGTGTTTATTTGTGATTGTATAAACATTTCAAGAAACGCGATTAAATAATGATATAAATCAAGTACTATGATTTTCAATATTTACACATACCAATTTAAACCAATATATCAAGAACGTACCTTATTTTGCGATCCTGACTTGGAGGCTAAAAAAGCAATGGAGAAAAAGAATATTAAATTTGCTGAAGCTTTGAAAGATGTTATCTTTGCATACAGAAATAAAAAGCATAACGTTCACTTCATAGTTAAGACAAATGATTTTTTTATTTTTCAGATATCTAATCCAAGAAAAATTATCATAGAAAAGTCTTTTCAAGTGAGTGAAGAATTGAATGAGCCAAGTGCTTATGTAATTATACATAATGATAGAGAAGTACAACGAATGGCTATTCAGCAAGATTTATTAGCTTTTTCAGACACTAATGTTGTTGCTAGTATTATTGCAAATTCTGTGCGACAAGTATTACAGGATGCTTTTCTGCAAATCTCTATTAGAAGGGAGTATAGTAGAAGTGAGTTTTGGGATATTGTAAATGCGAATTCAGATCAAATCACAAGTATTAAGTTTAAATTTGATTATCCTAATTTACCTAGAGTAAGGTCGTTGATTCCTGAAATGCTGAAAAATGCAAGTGCACGAACAAGGAGTTCTACAACTACGCTTGAATTTGAAGCTGAAAAAGATAAAACTCTATATATCGATGAAAACGATAAGGATATTCAAGAGTTGAATAATGGTGCAGCTGATTGTGGATCAGAAGTTGCTATTGGACTCAAAGGATTTAGGAGGAAAATAAGAACAGGTCATACTACTAAGGAAATAGAATTGGATGAACTACAAATAATAGGAAATCCAAATGATATAAAAGACATTTTAAAGAGTATAGTTTGATGAATAGAGCTATAAAAATAATAGCATACTTAGCAATCGCATCATTATTGAGTTATTTGGCAAATAATGGTGATAGAGAGTTTATAAAAGGATTCTCTTCAAATATTATATCATTACTTACCACAATTCTAGCAATTAACATACCTACAAGTACCCTTATTATTTCAGAAATAAACAGGATAAAAGAAAAGATGGATATTCATTCTACGGCAACTTTTAATGAATTGAAGCATGGATTAATTATGCAAATAGTTGTTTTGGTATGCTTGTTCGTAATTCAAACTTTATGCGCCTTTCTTAAGAATAAAAATATCATTGAAGAATCAGTGATAAATATTGTTTCTGACTCTTTTGTAATCGCTGCATTTATATATTATCTTGAAGTAATATATGATTTAGGAATTGCACTATTTGATTTAATAACTTTCAAAGTTAAAGATAAGTAGTTAATTTGTATCAGCACAGATGCTTTTAAGTGTAAGGGGTGAGTGAATCACCCTTTATTGGTTATTATAATTGTAATGTCTCTACCGTTATTGTCTATACACTTGCGTGAAATAAGCACAACACGAATAGATGGAGTTTCCCATTTATAGAAGTCACTTAAACAATCGTCTTTACATGTTGCAGATGTATTAGCATCTGATTTAGAAGAAACATCGTTTCCTACATTCTCGGATAAAGAATTTGTGTATTTATCTATTTTATCCTTTAGTTTTGCTAAATCTGCGTCTTGTTTATTTTCTTTTTCAAGATAGTTTAAGACATAAATATAAGCCCCATCCTCTTCTTTGGATGGCACATTTGAACCGTATATATCTTTTATAGCAGAGTCAATATTATGATTTGTAGAGCAACCCCATAGCAGAGCAATACATAGTAATAGAAATGTTATTTTATTCATGTTCTTACTTTTTTTCTTGCAAAACTACCAAGAAATCTAATTACTCCCAATTATTTCACAACAATCTTTGTCTTGTTGCATATCAAACTATTTGAAAAGTTCTTTTTACATCACATTTGTCTACTTTTATCTCGAATCTTTCGTTGAAGTCTTTGTGTTGAAACAAGTTTGAAAGGTTGTTGATTTTTGATTAATAAAATAGAGTATATGGGAAACTTACATTTCGATGCGACATACAACAATGAAGAAGTAATGCGAAAAATTCGTGAGTCTCAAAAGGCTTTTGTAGAACTTGGAAATTCGGCTGAAATTCAAGGGCGGAGGATTGATGCAGCATTTGAAAAGATTTCGTTGAAAAGTCTTGAACGTGTGCAACAAATAATGAAGAACTTCCCTAATGAAGTGCAGGGTATTTCATCATTTCAAAGGCAAATTGATGGACTTGAAAAGCATATTGAGCGATTAAACCAGAGAATTGCGAGTGTTGGCAATGGCAAGTTAGGCTCTACTTTCAGCGATGTTTCAGGCAATGTCAATATTGGTAATGTCTTGAAAGAACAGGTTTATGAGGGGGCACAGGCTGTCAATACCTTAACTGAAAAAATCATCAAACAGAAGGTTTTGATAAAGGATATTGAACATGATGTTCGGACACTTGGCGAAGCATATAAAAAAGCAGGAGAAGGCACAACTAAGAAAAATGCTTTGTTTGCTGATTTTAAAGGTGCAAAAAGTGCATTACAGTAGGAAAAGAGCGCATTGTTCGAACTTCAAACTCAACAAGCGCAAGCCCGTTTGTCAGTGCGTAAATTAAAAGACGAACAAAAGCTATATCAGAAAGAAACAGAAACAGTGGTAAACGCAAATGAAAAGATGTCTCTGTCTTTCGGGAAATTGTTAGGTGTTATTGGAGGCGTTGCAGCTCTGAAGAAATTAGGCTCTGAAATAATCCGAGTGCGTGGTGAGTTTCAGTCTATGCAGACAGCAATTGAAACAATGGTTGGAAAAGATGTTGCTAGTCAAATCATCCCCCAAATTAAAGAATTGGCAAAAATATCGCCTCTTACTTTGACTGATATGGTAGGTGCTGAAAAAATGATGCTGGGTTTCAATATTCAAGCAGAGGACACTATCAAGTACTTGAAAGCCATTAGTGATATTTCCATGGGGGAATCCAATAAGTTCAATTCTCTTACCTTAGCTTTCTCCCAAATGTCCGCTGCTGGCAAGCTGATGGGACAAGACCTTAACCAAATGATCAATGCCGGATTTAATCCACTGCAAACCATTTCCGAAAAGACAGGAAAGTCTATTGCTACATTGAAAGATGAAATGTCCAAGGGGGCTATCTCCGCTGAAATGGTACAGCAGGCGTTTATTGATGCTACTTCTGCCGGTGGCAAGTTCTTTGGAATGTCCGAAAACGCCTCTAAGACTATCAACGGTCAGCTTTCAATGATGCAAGATGCTATGGATAATGCTTTCAATGAGATGGGGCAAAAGTCGGAAGGTATTATTATGTCTGGTATTCAATTGACTACTTCCCTGATAGAAAACTATGAAACTATAGGTAAAGTGCTTGTAGGAATGATTGCCACCTATGGGGTGTATAAAACTGCTCTTATCACGAACATTGCATTAACTCATAGCTGGACAGTAGCTGCACGAGCTGATGCAGTCGCCAAAGGAATACAGACTATTGCAACTAAAGCGCAGACCGTAGCTCAACTAGCCTTGAATGCTGCAATGAAAGCAAATCCTTATGTTTTGGCTGCAACCTTAATTGTTGGCGCAGCAACCGCAATGTGGGCTTTACATGATTCTACTACTGCAGCGGAAAGGGCTCAAAAGAAATACAACAAGACAAAAGCAGATTCTTTACAGAAAGAAGAAGAACATAAATCCAGGTTAGAGAACTTAATAGCAACCATTCAAAACGAATATACCTCTTCCATGAACAGAGTGAAGGCTATAGAGGCCATAAAAAAAGAGTATCCTTCTCTGTTTCAAAAATACATAGACGAAAAAGGGCATATTAAAGACCTTATCGGATTATGGAAAGAGTATAATGAGGAAGTTACTAAAAATAAGGTAGAGACAAATAAAAAGAATCTTAGTGACTCTACAGCGAGGATTGAAGAATATGAGAAGATGTTATCACTATGGAAGAAGTTAGGTGAAAATCCTTATTATCGCAAAAATAGACTATCTAAGAAAGAGTTCGAATTGGCTGAAAAATACAAAGGAGAAACAGAATCTTCTTTAAGAAGAAAATTGGAACTCGCAAAACCGTCAAGAGACTTGTATCAGGAAGATGTTCGTTCTGATGAGCTAGCACAATGGCAACTTGATTTAAAGAAATCCACAGATATTCAAATTAAAACAGAACTTGAGGAGATGAAACGACTCCAACAAGCTCGAAAAAACAATAAACGGTATTCTTTAAATGTAGGAATTGGCTCAATGAAAGGCTCAACTACGGAGAGTGAATTAGCTAATAGGATAGCTATCCTTCAATCCGAATACGACTCACGGAGTAAGACTACCTACAAAGTAGATTATGAAAAAGCCAAGAAAGAATGGGATGAAGCCAAAAAAGCTTTATCTGAGATAGAAAAAGATAAGTCCAAGTTCACTTCAAAACAATATGAAGAAGCAAAAAAACGGGAAGAAACGGCTGAAAAGACGTATAAAAAACTTGGTGGTCTGACCGGAAGTAAACTTACAAAAGAAGAAAACCAAGCTGAAAAACTCCGTAAAGAAACAGAGAAATACAAACTTCTTCTCGATAAGCAAGGGTTAGAGCGTCAACGCCAACAAGAGGACATGGAAACTCAACTTTCCCAATCCAAGATTGACGCCATGTCTGACGGCTTCCTCAAAGAATATTCTCAAAGAGAACTCAACAACAAGAAAGAAATCCAAGCCCTCCAACGCCAAAAGGAAGATTATATCCGTGCCTATATCCAAGCGGAGAAAGAAAAGTTCGATGCTGAAGAGGAATTGAAAGCAAAACGAATCAAGGGATATAAAAAACAAACCTTCAACGATTCTACCGTTAAGGTTAATACTTCTAAGTATGATGAAGTGATTGAGAACACCAAAACTAAACAAGGTATCGATGAATGGCAGAAACGAGAGGACGCCATGAATGAATATTTATTGAAATATGGTACGTTCTCCCAAAAGAAAGAAGCCATAGACAAGAAGTACCGTGCTGCTATGGATAAAGAAACAACATTCGGTGGAAAGGGGGTAATTCAAAAAGAATGGGATGAAGCATTAGCAAACCTTGATCTAAGTAAGCTCAAAGAGGATATAAATTGGGGGATGATCTTTGGTGATATGAGTAAAGTTACCAAGAAACAATTACAGCAGGTAAAGAAACAGTTGCAAGAATTTAAAAGGTCTCCTGAGTTCAAAACCTCCACCCCGGAACAGATCAAAGTGATAGAAGAAGCTTTGAATAACATAAATACAGCATTGGTTGATAAAGGTGGTTTCTTTGGAGGATTGACGGACTCTCTTACTGAATATGAAGGCACTGTATATAAAGTAAAAGAGGCACAGGAGGAGTTGGAAAAGGCATTGAAATCAGGCGATGAAGTTGCTATAGAGAAAGCGAAGAAGAAAAAGAACGCAGCAGAACAAAATCAAGCTAATGCACAGGCAAATGTAGAAAAGTCTAAAGACAAGGCAATCAGTAATATTACTGCTATCTCCAATGCCATCGTGCAGCTCGGCAAAGAGAATGTTAGTTTGTCTGATATTGGAAATACAGTTGGAGCCCTTGTTGATGCCCTAAGCTCTTCAGGAACCAAAATAGGTGGAATCATTTCGGCTATCTTATCTATTATAGATGCCGCAGGTGAAGTGGGTACTTTTCAATATGGTATGGATATTATCGAAAACATATCAAGTACTGTAACCGACGCTTTCGCGAGGGACACAGAATCCATAACTGGACTAGATATGAGTTTCATGAAAAGTGCTGATTATGACGACTACAATGAACTTGTTGAGCAGTATGACACTTTGATAGATGTCTGGGATCAGCTACTAGATAAGAAAAAGGCATATATAAAAGAATCTTACGGAATAGAAGCGACAAAAGCCGGACAAGAGGCATTGGACTTATTAAATTCCGAGAGGAAAATAACAAGGGAACTAGCTAGTTCGCGCTTGGATGCAGGTGCAAGTTCTGGTAGTCATTCTATGAATTATCGAATGTGGAAAGGTTCTTATGATTACAACGGTACTAACTGGAAAGATGTGGCTGGCGATATATCTAAATCCCTTGGCGGTGTTGACTTCAGTAGCATGTGGAGTATGCTTGATATGTCAGCAGAACAGTTGGAATGGATAAAAACCAATTATTCTGGGTTATGGTCAAAAATGGATGGTGATTTCAGGGGGTATTTGGATGATATTATTGAGTATGGGGATACCGAAAATGAAATCATTAAATCTATCAATGAACAACTAACCCAGACTTCTTTTGATAGCCTATTTGATAGTTTTGTAAATACTCTTATGGATATGGATGCTTCTTCTCAGGACTTTGCTGATAATTTCGAAGAATACATGAGAAAAGCGATTTTCACTTCAATGTTTGCCAAAAACTATGAAACAGAGTTAGAAAACTGGTATAAGGATTTTGCCAAGGCAAATGATAAGGAAGGAGGTATAACAACAGATGATGTCAATGATTTAAAAACGAAATGGGATAACATTGTAAACGGTGCATTATCAGACCGCGAAGCTTGGGAGAAAATAGTAGGTAGCTCTGGTTCTGAATCATCACGTGAAGCTTCAAAGAAGGGTGTTGCAACGGCTTCACAAGATTCTGTTGATGAACTTAACGGACGCTTTACAGTCATTCAGGGACATACCTACGAAATCAACAGTAGTGTGAAAGTCATCCAGTCGGATACAGCGAAGATTGCCGAAAAACTATCATTCCTTACCAGCATGGACAAGAACATGAGCGACATGGTTAGAGGACATGATATAATCGTAGCCCATCTTTCTAACATTGAAGGGTATACAGCAAACCTTGTTGATATTAAACAATTCATGTATTCTATGAAATTAGGAATTGATTCACTTAACACTAAAGGGATAACACTTAAGCGATGAAAGGGCAATTACTAATAGACAGAACAGATGCATATACCAGCTTGGGTATATGTGTTACAAGGGGAAGTTACAATAATCTTGTAGCATTTCCAGCTATGAAAGAGCCGGACAAAAACGACTGGCCGGAAGAAGACGGGAAGGAGTTTGATCTGACTACACCAACTCTTAATACGGCTGAAGTAAGCATTGAGTTTGCATATATAGGCAGTTTGGGTATTGGTGGACTGATTGATATACTTTCTGACTTGAGCTATCATGAATTTTACTTTCCCTTAATCGACAGGAGTTATAAGTTACGTCTGTCTTCCCAAAGCAGCTATGTTATTAATCCGGGCCTTGAAGTTGCTAAATTTATTTTTAGTAACGACTTCCCCCGAGAAGTCGATTACGAATACCAGGAGCCCGTAAATGAGCTTTCAATGCCTAAAGGTTACGAGATTGATGATAAAGACTTATCCGATTATGGCGTAGTCGTATTGCAAGGTAGTAATGCCGAGATATTAAAAACTCCGGCAGTAAAAAAGAACCTATTGCAGAATTTTAAACGTCAAGATGGAGCAATCTATGACGGTGAAGTTGTGAAATTCCAGACCAAAGAAGTATCTCTCAAATGCCTGATGCGGGCCGGGACGATTGAAGCGTTCTGGCGTAATCGCAATGCCCTACTCTATGATCTCACAAAACTGTCTGCTAAGGTCGATGATGAAGGATATGAGTATTCTGATGCTGAACGTATATTTTATTGTGATGAGTGGAGTGAAAGCTATCCTTGCTATTATAAGAGTTGCCAGACGAACAATTTTCTTCTTAATAATGGGGTATGGTGGGAATTTACCTTGAAACTTGTATTTACTAGTTTCCGGATTGGAGAAACAGACTTCCTGCTTGCATCCGAAGCAGGAGAATTTATCATAACAGAAGATGGAATATTTTATATTGACTTAAAAAATTATGCCAATTAAAAAGAAAAAAATCAGCGAATTAACGCTTGCTGATAGCATGGTAGGATTGTACACTATTGGCGTTAAAATGGTGAATGGCGTACAAACAAGTGTAAAAGTTAGTCTTGAATTCATAAAGAAAGCCTATGATGACGTAGTTGCAGCAACAAAGAAGGCCAATGACGCAGCAAAGGCGGCCGATGATTCCCGAACCCAAATAGAAGCGAATGAAGATACTCGACAACGCAATGAAGCTACTCGTATCGATGCTGAAAGAAATCGTTCAAATGAAGAACAAGCCCGGTCAGCTGCAGAATCAGTACGTATCATAAATGAGAATACCCGTAAAGCAGAGGAAGCAGCTCGTGCGACCGCTGAAGGGCAACGTGTATCTGCAGAACTTAGCCGCGTTGAAACAGAAAATAAACGAGTGTCAGATGAACAAGCACGTAAAAGTAATGAAGATGCACGTAAGACCGCTGAAACAGGACGTTCTTCTGCAGAAGCGGAACGTGTGAAGGAAGAAGACAAACGAAAAGCGGCTGAAACAACACGTTCTACAGCTGAAACAGATCGCGTAACAGCCGAAGATGAACGAAAAGAAGCCGAATCCACGAGAGAAACGAATGAAACTGCACGTGTGACAGCCGAAGATAATCGCGTTACTGTCGAATCTGAACGCGTATCTGCTGAAACAGACCGTAAATCAGCGGAGACAGCCCGAGTATCAGAAGAAAACAAAAGAAAGTCCGCTGAAACAGAACGTAAATCAGCGGAGACAGCCCGGGTATCCGAAGAAAATAAAAGAAAGCAAAATGAAGATACCCGCAAAGCTGCAGAAGATACTCGTTCCTCAAATGAGACTAGGCGTGTCTCTGCTGAAACAGAACGTGTAGAAGCTGAGTCCCAACGTAAGTCAGAGTATAGCGGTATTATACAAGAAATGACATCTGCTACAGGAGATGCTACCGCACAACTAGAACTTGTAAAAAAAGCTACGAATGATGCAAATGCTGCCAAAAACGCATCAGTTGAACAGACTGCTCTTGCAAAGAAAGCTACTAATGACGCTAACGCGGCAATTATAAGTATTAATGCTGCCAAAGAAGAAACCCAACAAGCAACAGAAGAGGCTAACGCTGCCAAAGTTGCATCGGAAGCCCAAACAGCTTTAGCGAAAAAAGCTACTGATGATGCTAATACAGCCAAAAACGCATCAGTAGCGCAAACAGCTCTTGCTAAAGCTGCCACAGATAGCGCAAATGCGGCAGCACAGGCCGCCAATAACGCAGTTTCTGGAGTTGATGCTAAAGTAAAAGATGCAGTGGATGCACTTGTAGCTGGAGCACCGGAAGCCCTCGACACACTTATTGAATTGGCTAATGCCCTTAATAATGATCCGAACTTCGCCGCTACCATGGCAACAGAGTTAGGGAAGAAAATCAACGTTTCCGATATTGTCAACAACCTAACAAGTGGTGGTACTGGCAAGGTCCTTTCTGCCGAACAAGGGAAGGTTTTGAAAGCAGCTTTGGATACACATAACCATGCAGGAATATACGAACCTGTATTCTCAAAAAATACAGCTTTCAATAAGAACTTTGGCACAACTTCCGGAACTGTTTGCCAAGGAAATGATAGTCGACTAAGTGACGCACGTACACCTAAAGCGCATACTCATAAGAAGTCTGAAATAAGTGATTTTCCAACTTCTATGCCAGCAAGCGATGTGCCTGCATGGGCGAAAGCTGCAAGTAAACCATCTTATACAGCTTCCGAGGTTGGTGCGTCCCCGTCGAATCATACTCATACAGGGGTCTATCAGCCAGCAGGAAGTTATGCAGCGAGTTCGCATAAACACGAAGCAACGGATATTACTCCGGATAGTACTCACCGCTTTGTTACTGATACAGAAAAAAGCACTTGGAATGGTAAAGCTGCAGGTAATCATAACCACGATTCAGTATATCAACCTAAAGGTAGCTATGCACCGTCTTCTCATAAACATGCAGCAACTGACATTACGGACGATTCTACACATAGATTTGTCACAGATTCGGAAAAAGATGCTTGGAATAGTAAGGCGGCAGGAAATCACAACCACGATTCAGCATACCAACCCAAGGGTAGTTATGCTGCAAGTTCTCATAAACATACAGCGACGGACGTTGAAGAAGATTCGACTCATCGTTTTATGACGGATGCAGAACGTACAAAACTTAGTGGAATAGCCTCCGGAGCTAATAATTACTCTCATCCGGCTTCTCATCCAGCATCAATGATTGAAGAAAGTACTACAAGAAAATTCATGACGGATGCGGAGAAAACTTTACTAAGTTCTCTCGGGACTACGTATGCTTTAGCTGATCTATCGAACGCAATGAGCGTAAACCTATCCTTGAACGGTTATGCAAAATTCAATAATGGATTACTTGTACAATGGGGCAGAGTTGGAGGTTCATCTACAGCTTCGTATAGTGTGACTATGCCTACATCTTTTTATAATACTGAATATAAAATATTTGCAACTGTATATAAGCCTAGTAGTGACTCCGCCGTATATTCATCATCTCCTTTGGCAATAAATAAAACAGTTAGTAGATTTTATTTGAATAGAAATTATGCAAGTGGGGGTACTACTGGATTATCACAAGAATCATGGGACTGGTTTGCGATCGGGCGTTGGAAATAACTAAAAAACAAATATTATGAAGTATTGGAAAAATGGATTCTACGATGAACCGGTAGACGGTTCAGTAGAAATAACGGATGAGCATTACAATCAGCTATTAGATGGGCAGTCTAACGGTTTACTGATAGTTGAAAGTAAGAATGGATACCCGATTTTGGTAGAATATGAGTACGACATCGAAGAAGTGCGAAAAATGAAAATATCTAAAATACAGATATTTGACAAATCGGCCGATGTCAATTCTTTTAAAATTAAAGGGGAAAGTCTGTGGTTAGACAAATCCACACGTGTTGGATTATTTAACTCAATTTCGATTGAGAAAAATGCAGGGAAAACGCATACAATCCTGTGGTATGATGCAGTGAAGTATGTTATCCCTATACCTGACGCTTTACCAATGCTGAATGAGATTGAAATGTATGCATTAAACTGCTACAATGTGACACAATCGCACATCGCAGCAGTCAGATCATTGCAGACTATTGAGGAAATCGAAAACTACGATTATACGATAGGTTATCCGGCAAAGTTGAGCTTTCCGGGATAACCAGTTTTGAAGTTGTATGCTTCAATTTCTTCTTTTGTTTCTAATTGATTGATAGCGTTGATATGCCTTTGTGTTGTGTCATAGCACGCAAGGGCATATAATTCTAGTTGTTGCAGCATATTAACGGCCTTCTCGATAGAGAGAATAAACTGCGTATCACCTAGCCAAATACTTGTTTCAGATCGTCCAGTTTCTCTTTCAATACTAATTGAGTTCATAAGCCCTATACGAGTATTCTTATTCAGCCATCCAAATACTCCGTTTATACTGAATTGATTCACTGCTTCAGATGAATCGAACAATCGTAATTCATCAAGTTTTTGCGCTCTGGTTTCTTCGATAGTAGCCTCGTGCACAACTAAAATAGGATATCCTTTTTTGCTTTCAGTTATTATCAAGCCGGTAGATTGACCAGCCAGTAACTCTTGATAATATTCATCCGTAATTTCTACCGAACCGTCTACCGGTTCGTCATAGAATCCATTTTTCCAATATTTCATGATATTTGTTTTTAAATTATTTCCATTTACCTATTGCAAACCAAGTAAACTGCCAACCTGTCCAAGCTATTTCTCCTCCGCTTGCTATATACCTTGTACCTACTTTAAATGAAGAAACTGTTTTAGTATATATTGTTGGAGCATACACTATAATCTCTGTTGTATTAGCTGATACTCCCGTTAGTTGTACGATATAATTCGTATCATAGAAACTTGTAGGTAGATATAATGAGGAGAATCCTACAGCTCCAGCCTTTACTCCCCACTGGATTAATAGACCATTATTGAACTTAATATATGAATTTTGTCCGAAACTTTGACCAGATGATTGAATTGCATTAGTTCCGAGAGAACTTTGCCAAATAATTGTGGCAAAAATCAATACTATTTTTCTACTAAAACAATTCATAATCAAATTGATGTTATAATATTTTCTACTTCCATCTTCCTATTGCGATCCATCCGAATATCTCCCCAGCTTCAATTGTTGGACCTACCGAATAAACTTTGAAATAAGATATATTTTTCCCATTTATCATTTTTACTATCGAATTCATAACAGAAGAAATAGCAGTAGTTACTACAACATATGAGGTATTATAAAAACTAGTAGGAAAGTAAACTATTTGATTTACGCCATTTCCTCCAGTTCCCCACTGAATCAATAACCCATCCGGTAGCTTATAATATCCGTTCTGGGATAGGCTTTTTGTTGTTACATTGGAAAAATCTTTCAATGCGGCGTTCGTCCCGAGAGAACTTTGCCAAATTACAAGCAATAAAAGTAATACCAATTTTCTACTAAATCTATCCATAATCAAATTTATGTTATAATATTTCTATTTCCAACGGCCTATAGCTATCCAAAAGAATTTCCAAGAAGTAGGATATACTACATTACCACTTGTATATGTCATACCACCTTTGAAATAAGTAGTAGCTTTAGTGTTAATATAAGGGCATAAAACGACGGATTCAGCAGTAACGGCATATTCTGCACACATTGATATTGAATAGTAAGTGTTTAAAAAAGACGTAGAAAAAAAATAATTAGTAGCCCCTGAATACCCACCACCATATCCCCACTGAATCAATAGACCATCTGGTAGCTTATAATATCCATTTTGTCCAAGGTCCTTTGTCGTAACATTGGAAAAATCTTTTAACGCACAATTTGTCCCGAGAGAACTTAGGTGAATTAAACTACATTTTGAGTGATTTCTTTTAAATATTTTTCATTTTGATTTATTTCGTGACAATGCAGTTGATGTTGTGTGTAATATATTATTTTATCAATGATTCGTCTATCATTTCCTTACTTTTATGCCTATTATTCAATACATTTCTATTTGACATTTATATTTTAGGATATAATTCTAAGGATATGGTAACTTTATATAATGATGATAAGGAAATAAAAATCGAAGTAAAGGATGAAAGCTACTCTTATGAAGCTATCATGGAGGAGTGCTCATTAACTTTATATTTCGATTATCCCGGATATATTGAAATTCCGGTTGGCTCCTGGTGTGACTTCTACGGGAAGCGTTATTCTTTGAAGAGGGATAGCAATTTCAAGAAGAACGGTGAACGTAACTTCGAATATACTCTGATTCTGGAAACTGGGGAGGCTGATGCTATGCTGTGGAAAGTACGTCATACCGTTGACAGAAGTATTAAATTCTCATATACAGCCAAGCCACATGAACACCTACGTCTACTCGTTGAAAACCTGAACCGTCGGAGTACCGGTTGGAAAGTCGGTGATTGCATTGAAGGAACGGAAAAAGTAATCAACTACAATCACACCTATATTCTTGATGCTTTCAATCAACTTGCAGAACTATATGAAACAGAATGGCAGATCATTGAAGAAACGGTTGAAGGAAACCAAATTAAGACTATCCATCTGCGTAAAGTTGAGTATAACAAGGAGAACCCTTTGAAACTGTCGTATGGTAAAGGCCACGGTTTTAAGGTCGGTGTTGGTCGCGAATCCGGGGAGATACCACCCGAAATAATTTTGGTAGAAACTACAGATCGCAATATTGATTATTCTACATACGGATCTAAGTACCTGTTACTTCCAAAGAATAAGACTATCCGATTTGATGGAATCAAATTTGAGAATGAAGAGGGCTTCGATTCTACTAAGGCGCGTATCTATAAGACCGATGCGGATGGAACTTGTGTCATGCGTGCCGATAAAGAACTTACAACAGCAAAGGAAGATAGTCTGGATTGTACAGCTATTTATCCTTCCCGTGTCGGTACTGTCAGTGCTGTTATTGAAGTGAACAAGAAGAATAACTTCTTTGACTTTGTAGATAAAGACATCCCGGAAGAGTTGAATTTCGAAGATTGTCTCATAGCTGGAGAAAGTATGACTGTCATTTTCCAAACCGGCATGCTTACAGGCAAGGAGTTCGAAGTAAAGTATATCCATGAAGCGAAAGACAAGAAAGAGGCACGTCGATTTGAAATTGTTCCGCAAGAAATCGATGGGATAACAATGCCGGAACCGGAAGTCTGGCGCCCGAAGGTTGGTGATACATACGCAGTGTTCGGAATGCAATTGCCGAAGGCTTATATCTGTAATGACAGCACACAAACAGGTGCGAGCTGGGAAGCTTTCAAGGAAGCAGCAAAATACCTGTATGAACATGAAGATAAAGCATTCATATTTACCGGGACATTGGACGGCATTTGGGCTAAAAAACGCTGGTTGGAGATAGGCGGTAAAATAGTACTCGGAGGGTATGTTGATTTCTATGATACGCAATTTCATCCGGAAGGTTCTCTTATTCGCATGATCGGAATCAAGCGCTATATTAATAATCCATATTCTCCGGAAATAGAGTTGTCAAACGAACCAGTCAGTACATCTGTTTCAAGTGATCTGAATAAGATTGAGACGAACAAAGTAGAGGTAGATATCAAGCATAAGGACGCCCTGCAGTTTACTAAGCGTCGGTTCCGGGATGCAAAGGAAACGATGTCCATGCTTGAAGATGCACTGCTGAACTTCTCCGGCTCTGTCAATCCAATAACCGTTTCAACCATGCAACTGCTTGTAGGTGATGAAAGCCTGCAATTCCGTTTTGTCAATTCAAAAACGAATCCAGTTCAGGTATCTCACAATATTACTTATAATGCCAGCACAAGAATACTGAACGCTCCGGCAGGAATCCTTCAGCATTTAACACTCGGCATTAGTTCTCTTTCTTCTTCACATAAGGCAGACGAATATAAGTACTGGGATATGGCTGAATACAATTCTCCGGCACTCATTGACCCGGAAAAGAAATATTATCTATATGCTAAAGTTGGCAAGGAAAATCAAGCCGGAACATTCCTCTTGAGTGAAACAGCTATTAAAATGGAACAGATAACTGGATATTATCATTTACTCACCGGAGTGCTTAACAGCGAGTATGAAGGTAGTAGAAGTTTTGTTCAGCTATACGGATTTACTGAAATTCTGCCGGGCCGCGTAACAACAGAAAGAATCCTTTCGCCGGACGGTGATACATATTTCGATCTGGTAAAAAGTGAGATAGGCGGTAACATTCAAATAAAAGCAGGTTCTTCCGGATTGGAAAATCTGTCTGAATGGGAAGCTGCCCATCAGGAAATAAAGGATGCAGCTAAAGCGGCCAAAGATGCTGCCGATTCAGTGGAAGGACTTCATAACTATGTAGATGGAGCCTTCGCTGACGGTCTTATAGACGAAGCAGAGGCAAAAGCTATTGAAAAGTATATCAATACGATCAACAACACTAAACAAGCTATCGAAGCAACTTATAATAAACTCTACACGAATGTTTATTTATCCGGCTCTGCAAAGGTTGGTTTGCTCAATGCTAAGGTTACATTGATGGGAAGTATTGAAAACTTGATTAATGCTATCAATGCTGCAATTTCTGATGGATTCACGACAGCAGAAGAAAAGAAAGACGTGGATAGTAAATTCACTCTTTTTAATTCTGCCTATGCTGATTTTAATACTGCTGTTGAAGAAGCAAATAAGGCAATACAGGATAAACTAAAGGAATATTCTGACGAGGCACTGCAACAAGCAATACAAGCTTTAGAGGATGCAGCGAACGCTGCTAAAGCTGCGCAGGACGCTGCCGATTCAGTCGATGGCTTACATGATTATGTGGATGGCGCATTTGCGGACGGTATCATTGACGGGGCGGAAGCGAAAGCGATAGAGAAGTATTTGAATACAGTCAAAAATACGAAATCTGCCGTTGAAGCGACATATAGCAAACTATATGTAAACACCTATTTGGAAGGTTCTGCAAAAACAGCCTTACTTAATGCCAAGGTTTACTTATTTGGTGCTATTGATAATCTTATTGCTGCAATAAATACGGCTATTGCAGATGGACAAACGACTATTGAGGAAAAAAAGAATGTAGATGATAAGTTTACTCTATTCAACTCTGCTTTAGCTAGTTTTAATACAGCTGTTGAAGAAGCAAACAAAGCTATTCACGACAAACTGAAAAGCTATTCCGATGAGTGTACAGCCGATTTGAAAGTACTCAATACTCAAATCTCCGCACAAGTAACTCGAGTTGACAGCCTGACGCAGCGGATAGATACTGCAGGTTGGATTACTACAGCTGACGGTAATAAGATATATGCTTCTAAAGAACTGGAAAACGGCAATACGCTTATATCTTATATTAACCAGGCAGCAGGTGAAACGACGATTCACTCATCTAAAATTAATTTGGAAGGTGCTGTTACAATCACCGCACTGCATAGTGATCTGCAGACAATGATTAACTCCAAAATTGATAGAGACGGATTGGGCAAATTAGCATTTGAGGATGCAGTCGAATATGCAAAACTTGGTACTACAATTGTTGTAGGCGGGTATTTGAATACTGATTTGATAAAGGTTCGCAGGATAGATGCTGACTCCGGGTTCATAGGTGGTTTTACTATCGAAAATGGACGTCTCGTTTGGACGCGTTCAGATTATTTCGGAGGAACATCAAGAAGTTTAAAGCTCGGCTCTGGAACTGCGAAAGAAGGTGTTGTTAATGTGACTTTTAATGCTGCAACTGATGGCAAATTTGGTGTTTGTGCAGTAGGAGCAACAGCAGGAGGAAGTGCGGCCATCTATGGTTCTTCGCGATCAAATCCTACATATCCGAGTAATTACATTTATGCTGGTTATTTTGATGGGAATGTAGAAGTATTGGGTGATGTTTCTGCGAATGGATTTTACCCTCGTGATGGTAATGGTAATTCATTATCCGTATTGTCCGATGTATGGATTACTAATCTGGATTCTCCAGGAAAGGTTTATAAGCAAAAGATACATATAGTAAAAGGTATGGTGATAGAAATGACTAACACATAAAATAGAAATGAAAGTAAATCTAAACAGAAACTTACTTGACTTTAGAGGTCGGGAGTTTATCGAATTGGTGAATGGTAAGGAAAGTAAGAAATCTCTTCGTGATTTGGTGGCAGAGGCATTATTTGCAGCAGGCTCTAATCCACAGAAGAATATGGAAACTTCCAAGAAATTACGAGCATATAAAATGCTACAACAGATTATTAACAATCGTGGAGTACTTGATATTGAAACGGAAGATGCTGCTCTATTAAAAGAAATTTGTGGAGAGTATCTTACTGCAGGTACGTACGGACAAATTTATGATTTAATAGAAGGAGGAAACAAGGAATGAACATCACAGCAACTAACAGTACTGCAACAACTAAGGTTACGGACGCTATCAGGATTAAGTACAGAATGTCAACCCGTGGTACCGAAGCGGTGAAAGATATTACTGCCGAGATTGTCAAAGATGAAACGACTGTCGGCTTCTTCAATATTTCTCGAAATGGAGTAACTGGATTCTCGCTACATGAGGATCATGGGCTAACCTCTGGCGAAGTGAAACAAGTATTTCAGACAGCTATTGATGATTGTAGCGAGGTATTAAAATAAAGTATTAATATTTTAGATAAAAATGATATGGATTATTTTAAAAACTTACTTATTGGATTGGTTACCGGCATAGCTGCTTATCTCAATCCTATCTCTGGGGAAATCAAAAGCCTTATTGCTGTATTTGCCCTCAATTTCATTTGTGGACTGCTTACTGCACTCCTTATCAATCATGAGAGTTTTTCTTTTAAAAAGGCTTGGAGGTGTATCGTAGAAGCAACTATTTTCTTTGCCTTGGTTAGCTGCATCTACTTTATTGGTGAACACAAAGGAAATCCGGAAGGTGCGCTACAATGTGTTTCATTTATTACGTATAGCGTTTTCTATTTCTACGGGGTGAACATTCTAAGGAACATCAAAGAAATTCTACCCAACTCTAGCAATGGCCATAAGGTAGTAGCTTTCTTGCACTATGTATTAAGTGTTGAGTTTATAAAGAACATCCCCTATTTAACGAACTACTTACAAAAAGGAGACGCAAAATGAAAACTATTGATGCAATTATCATCCATTGTTCGGCCACGCGTGCCGGACAGGCTCTACGAGCCAAAGATATTGACCGGATGCACCGGGCTCGGGGATTCAATCAGATCGGTTATAACTTCGTCATTGACCTGGACGGAATGATAGAGAACGGTCGCCCGCTATCCATTGACGGGGCACATTGCAATACGAAAGGTTTTAGCGAATCTTCGTATAATAAGCATAGTGTTGGCATCTGCTACATAGGTGGTTTGGATGCAAACGGAAAGCCCGCAGACACAAGAACGATCGCTCAAAAGGTAACTTTGCGTGAATTGGTTGCGAAGCTCTGTAAAGAGTATCCTATTATCGAGGTTCTTGGACATCGTGATACTTCGCCCGATTTGGATGGCAGCGGTGAAGTAGAGCCGGCAGAATATATCAAAGCGTGTCCCTGCTTCGATGTCCGAAGTGAATTTTCCAATTTCTTACGCAATACAGTGATCCGGCCATGAATCGAATAATATACATTACCATATTGTTAACGTCAGCAATATGGTTAAGTTCCTGCAAGGCTTCCCGTAACATCGAGATGCAAAAGCAGGTGGACTATTACGGAGAGTTCCAATACCTGCGAAACATGATTGAGTCTCTACAGATGAACGTGAATAAGCAGACGAAGATTACTACCGACAAGTTGAGTGATCTAAAGATTGAAAATACAACTGTTTATCTTTCTCCTCCCGATTCAACAGGAAAGCAATATCCGATTAAAGAAAGTACTACTACTGCATCCAAGCAGGATCAGGAACGAACAGAAGTTGATGAAACATTATCCATTACTTTGCAGCAGTTCTCGAATCGCCTTGATACTATAAGTAACAAGGTGAATGCTTTACTAAATCAAAGAGAGAAGGTAGTCGAATTATCTTGGTGGGATTTGCATAAAGATAAAGTTTATTGCTATGTCATTGGCTTGATTCTTGCGGGATGGTTGGTGTGTAAATTTAAGAAATAAGGCTTTCTTCTATTGAAAATACAATTTTTTGGCGAAATTATATGTGAGAAAATACAATATTGTGGAAATAATATATATCTTTGCAGCAAAAGAATATCTCTGTTGGCGCAGAGATAAACTTTAAATTCGGTGATGTAAAAATATAAAATTGTATTTATGGCAAAAATAAAGAATGTGGCTGAAACAGCCAAAAGGAAGCGTATAATAAACGCTAAAGAATGTGAATACGAACTTCGTGAGTCGTTAGAAAAGCTATTTGATGCTTTTTGGAATGCTGTACGTAATTATGAAAAAGAGGTAATACAAACCCCGTTTACAGCTCGTTGTCGAGGATTTGAAGCCTCCCTCTTAAACTCAAAAATAATTCAAAGTGTTCAGTCTGTTTTTAAAGATGACTGGACATTTGGAAAGTACAAAAGATTTATGCTTAGAGTTAATGGATATATTATGCTTTTTAAGAAATTAAATAGTAAAAATATGCCAATGAATGTTCCAACTCGTTTTTCATCATCTATTCAGAACCAAGAGCAAGGTTATTTGTTTGATATGTATGATAACGGGATAGAACCTATTTTATTTTTTGGATATAATAAAAGTCGTTTTGGGGAGATTATAAATCCAAAATTGGTTTATATCGATGAAAACAAAGTGAGATGGACTATTTCTGAAAATGATATTTCTACAGTTAATAGAACAATGGATGTTCAGCCAGCCGCTGCGTCTCTCTCTGTACGCCAAAATATCAAAAAGAAAGAAGGAACAAATAATTAATAATATAATACATCACCGAATTTATTTTAGAAAACAACAATACTGATAGCAAAAATGGAAATCAACTATAAGCAGATAATATTTGCTCGTGAATATCGAGGTTACTCACAAACCGAGCTTGCTTCTAAGATTGTTGGATTGTCACAATCCAATTTATCTAAGTATGAGAAGGGTATTGGTCCTTTATCTACCGATGTGCTTAATCGCATAATTGATTTTCTGGGATTTCCAACTGACTTTTATGAGAAGAAAATCTCAAATATTGCAGAAAATGCGCATTACCGAAGGAAGAAAGGAATGACTAAAAATGAACGTTCCCAAATAGACCTTTCAAACAAGTTATTAGGTTATATTGTAGACCAAATGGGGGAGTCTGTGGAATTTCCAGATATGTCATTTCGAATGATTGACCTTGAAGATGGATATACACCCGAAACCGTGGCTCAGTACACCAGGAAGTATTTAGGCTTGAAAGATGAACCGGTTCGGAATATATTCTCTTTGCTGGAAAGAAATGGGATTATAATCATAGAATTGGATTATGATGTGGATCTATTTGACGGGGTTTCTTTTTTGACAGATGGTGGATATTATGTGATTATTATTAATAAGAATTTTAGTAATGACCATAAAAGATTCACTTTAGCACATGAACTGGGACATTTGATCATGCATACTTCAAATGAGTTTCTAATCTCTGAATATAGGGATAAAGAAGATGAAGCAAATAGATTTGCTTCAGAATTCCTTATGCCTTCTGATGCTATATCAAATTCCTTACGTGGACTAAAACTGCAGTATTTGGTGGAATTAAAAAGATATTGGTTAACCTCCATGGCATCTATTGTACGTAGGGCAAAAGATTTGAAATGTATTACTAACGAAAAATATAAATATTTTAGTATTGAACTAAGTAGAAGAGGATATAGAAAAAGCGAACCTGTGAATGTATATATTGATATGCCGAATATGTACAATGAAGCTTATAAACTTCATAAGAATGAATTGGAATACTCAAATGAGGAAATGGCAACTGCATTTAGTTTGCCTATTGATGTTCTTACTAGATTTTGCTGTCCTACAAAAACCAATTTGAAATTAAGATTGAGTATATAATCTGTATATCTTATAAATATAATCATCATATGGCTAAAACAATAAAAAAATTCACTTATGCGGTGAAAGATAAATATGATAATATGGTAACTGTGTATGCAAGAATTGAAAAGGAAGGTGGTTTGTATTACTGGTATACAAGTCATTTGACAAAACCGCAAGATGCAGATGGAATAGGAATATATAATCCTTCTAATGTTGAGTCTAATCTTGATACTGCTGAAGCATTTTTGAAAGCATATATTAGTATGATGAAAGATTCTAAAGTAATTGTACCAAACAATCATTATTGATTTATTATTTTAGAGATAAGTTGTGTTCTATTAATGATAAATCCTTTTTATATTGCCCCGTCTCTTTGATTCGGGGTTTTTCTTTATCCACCTCCAAAGTATCGCTATCTTTATGCTATAAAAGATTATTTTATGTGATAGTCATGTGATCGGCTCGGTACGAAAGATTCGGGGCTTTTTTCTTATTCATAATCAAACTTCTCGTATCTTTGCAAAAAAAAGATCCATAATGAAAGTCAAACATGAATATGAAAGAATGCCGGCCAATGAAGTTTGGAATGTAGTAGTAGCTTATATTAATAAGAACAAGCAGTTTTTGTCCTCTACTGGTATTAAATATAACGCCAAGGTCATAATTGATTCTATAGAATACAAAGGTGGAAGGGAAGGAAGTGTTAGAGCCACTGAAGGAGAGTCTATCAGTAAGAATCAATTTATTTCCGCATTTAGGCAAATCCGTGACATGGAATGTATCAATACAAAAAATGTCAAGCCATATATTGATAGAAAGCAAAGTCCATTTGTAGGCTTACTAAAGTCCGTCGGCATCATTGAGTAAGATACGGTTCAGGAAGTTAAGAAAAAACGAAGCGCTTGCTAAATTTGCTATAAATAATCGGTAGCTGAATAGTCACCTATTTTTATGCTCTCTGCAGAATACTAGAATCGTAAATCTTCATTTTCATAAATAATTGGCGGAATAGTATTCAAATTAAAAAATAATTAATATATTTGCGTACAGACGTGGATGTCTGTTGTATCATCTCTCTATAGAAAAGTTGCTAGATTTCAGAGGAGAGAGACAATGCGTTATTTACTCCAAAAGGAATGAGCCTCGACTAAGTGTAGTCGGGGCTTTTTTTTATAAGTTTTATGAATTTGATGTGCTAACGAAATGCTAATGACTAACGATATATTATCTTTGTGTCATAATCTAAAATACATAATTATGAAAGATAGTACATTATATATAATCGGGAATGGCTTCGACCTATTTCACGGTTTAAAATCCTCCTACAAAGATTATTCTGAATTTGCAAAGATAAATACGCCGAATGTTGAAGAGTTTTTGGAAGTATACTTTCCCCCAAAAAACAAAGACGATTGGTGGTCTCATTTTGAAGAAAATTTTGAGAATTTTGATGCGAGGCAATTTTATGATAACCATGATAACGTTTCTGAAAGATTTATGGAACAGGAACATCCACAGTGGAGCGATTATTTTGGAGTATTAGACGAAATTAATGAAGAGTCTGAGAAAATGCGTCTTGGAATAAAACAATCATTTAGGGACTGGATTAATGAAATATCTGAAACCGAAATAGAACGAAAAAATATGCATTTTGAAAAAAATGCTCTCTTTTTGTCTTTTAACTATACCCCTACACTTGAAAAATTTTACAATATTCCAAAAGTTTTTCATATACATGGATATATAGGCGATGACAATGAGGAAAATCTTGTTTTTGGTCATGGAGTGGAAGTTTCAGAAGGTGAAACATCTGAACTAGATGAAAATGGAGAAAACAATAGAACTCCCAGTTATGATGCAGAAGCAGCTTCTCATGCTCTTTTTTATAAATTTCAAAAGCCAGTGAAGAATATTATTGACGAAAACCAAAGTTTTTTTGATTCTTTAAAATATATAGAAAAGGTAGTTGTGCTAGGACATTCTCTTAATGAAATAGATATGCCATATATTTGTAAAATTAGAGATTCTATTTCAGATAGTTCTAGTTGGATAATAGTCTGTTATACTGACGATGATAGACAGCGTGCAAAAACAGTAATGGGAAATATAGGAGTTGCTGCAGACTCACGTAAGTTGTTGTCTTGGGAAGAATATGAGAAAGGCTTGTTTTAACGAATATAGAATCAATAAATTATAGTTTTATGAATCAAAATATCGAATACGAGAAGTTTACACAAGAAATATATCAGGAGTTAAGCAATGCTCGTGGTATTACAACCAACGTTGAACACAATGTCAAGCTCACTGGTAAATCAGGACAAAAACATCAAATAGATGTATACTGGGAATATAAAATAGCTGGTGTTCAGTACAAAGTAGCCATCGAATGTAAAAATTATAACCGTAAGCTCTCTGTTGATAAAGTAAATGCATTTCGTGGTGTATTGGCTGACCTTATTGATGTTAAAGGAATTATGATAACCCCAAAAGGCTACCAAGCTGGAGCAAAAAAAATAGCAGATTCATGCGGAATTAATCTAAAAGAATTAAGAACTCCTAGTGAAGAAGATGATTGCATAGTAGCAGAAATAAATCTTAGTTTCGGCATATCTCTTACCCAACGTCTTTTTTCACTTGATAATGATTGGGCAAAAGCAAATAATATAAATTGGCTATCATATAGAAATTTCATTGCCCATTTTTCGCAACGAGGTGATGATTGGGGAGAAGATTATCTTCCTTTAGATACCGCTGAAGATGACATTCTTGATGAAAAAGGTAATATTATTACGACTTTTGATAAATTAGAAAGTGAACTTCCTCAAAAAACAGCACAGGTATTTGATTTTAAGAACGCTTATGTTATTACCTGTAATTGGGGAAAAGTAAAAATAAAAACGGTCAAATTTATTAATAGCAAGACACATAAACAGACATTAATAACTCTTGATGCGAGGAGTATAACAAAAGTAACCATACTATTTTCCGCCACGCCAATTTTATCGGCTGTCTTTCAGCCGATAAAATAAAAATGCCCGTAAGAAAATAT